CGGTTAAAATGCTGGCATACTACCGGAAACGGTTGGCGGAGTTCCGGAGTGTGGCGGTTTACTATCGCGAGTGGAGTTCGATAGAGAATATTGAATTACTGGGGAAAAAATACATAGCGCAAATGAAGCGCGATTTGCCGCCGCTGGTTTTTCAGACTTCGATAATGTGCATCAGGCCCGGAAAGCTGAAGGACGGCTTTTATCCGGCGCTGAGCGAAACAAAACACCTCTACACGGCATTTGACAACTCCTTTCTTCAGAACTTAGATTACGACCTTAAAAAAGCTTCAGAAGTGGATTGCCGGCACGATGGCGATGTTGCGCTCGATAAACCTATCAGTGTGGCGTTCGATTACAATGCAAACATTAACTGGCTGGTTTGCGGACAAAAGGACGGCCTGAAAATGAAGGTGCTTAAATCGTTCTATGTGAAGTATGAACGCAAGCTGCGCGAAGTTGTCGACGATTTTTGCAACTATTACCGTTTCCACCACTCCCGCGAAGTGGTGTATTATTACGACAACACGGCCCTGGGGTCGAACTATGCCGTGAGCGATGAAGATTTTGCTTCGGTGATTACTTCGCAATTTGAAAAAAATGGTTGGAATGTTACCCGGGTGCACATTGGCAACCCGATAAAACACCACGAAAAGTATTTGATGTTGGACCAGGCATTTAAGGGGCAGAAATATTTGTTCCCGCAAATCAACCAGCCAAACAACGAGGCACTGATTCTGTCTATGCAGCACACGGGCGTGAAGATTGGCCCCTACGGGTTTCAAAAAGACAAGAGCGGGGAAAAAAAGGCCGAAACAGAGGAAGACTTACTTCAGCACCGAACCGATGGCACCGATGCTTTTGACACATTATTTATAGGGATGAATTTTTACAGTTATGAAACCGGATCGAGAGGGGTTGGGATGGGGATTGTGAGGTGAGGGAAGCCTTGACAAATTTGTCAAGGCTTCGTTTGTAGGTTGAAATATTCGGCGATTGATTCCTTGTTAATTGAATAGTACCCATTTGTGCCAATACTTCCAACATACTCGATGGGGAAATATTGCCGGGCTTCGTCGAGATAGCGGTAGAAAGCACTTTTTTTGATGTTGAGTTGCTCCATGATTGCGGCCCGTGAAACGGAATCGGCGTTTGATAGGATGTGGACAAATTCGATCAACCTGGATGCGGGCAGTTTTCTGTCGTAGTTGTTCATGGCTTTTTGATCAGTTTGATTTCGAGGCCCAGCGGAGACATGAACTGGTTGAGAAAGTTGAACTGGTTTTGGACTGTACGCAGTTTTTTGCTGAAATTTTTGTAATCGTAGCCACGATCTGTGCAAAAGGCTTCTTTTGTGCCGAATTGTTTTTTGATACGGCGCTCGATTTTGCCTATATAATCATAATAGGCTTCGAGCATAGCTTCTCCACAGTCATCACATATATCACTTTTTGGCGATGTGACCGGCAGGCCACAGTTAAGGCATTCTTTTGTTTGCATTGTATTTATTTATTTTGAAAATCCAGCAGAATTGTTTCCGCTGGATTTTCTGTTAATTGATTAGTGTGACCATGAAAAATAAGACACATTTTCGTCGAGGAATATTTTTTGACCTGCATCGAAAGAATCAAAATAGACCCCTTTTTCTGATTCGCGAAAATTACTGGTTTGGAAAATTATTTCTACCGAACTCCAGTTTTCCAAAAGAAAAGAGATTTCCTCTTCGGTAAGTTTTTCAAATTTAACCGATACATGATATAAGCTTCCTGCATCTTGCATTGGAACTACCATGTAATCAAAATTTCTGCCTTTTTCGATGGAAACATAAGTATTCCAATATGAGAACCTTACATTTTTGCTTACGTTTTGTTTTCTTGAAGTTTCTCCACCAGTCAGGCTGATTGTTTTAGCGGCGATGCTGTTTAATAATTCTGAATTTTTCATTTTGTAAGATTTTAATTTGTTATACAATCCTTGTTGTTGTGGATTTGTGTTTGGTTGCTAAAGTTAGGCAATCAGTTTTTTAATGTTTTTGTAAACAGCTTTCCAGTCAGCTTTAGTGAAGTACTCTTGCGTTTTTTGAATACCTGCTTTTTCAATTGCCTCGTAGCAATATAAGCGAATTGCTTCATACATGTCCTGAGAACCATCAACGCCGATTTCAAATGAGTTGTCTAACGCTTTTTCGATTTGATTGTAAGTTGCTTTCATTTTGTTTGTTTTTGTTTGTAGCTTCATTACTACCTTACAAATATCGTTATTATTTTACGATATACAATACATTATCGTAATTATTTTACGTTTATTTTAATGTTTTGTAACAATTGGTACATTTTGAAGTGAATTTTTTGTAAGGGCACGACGGTAGGAGTTCCGGCAAAAATCAACAAATAAAACCCGGTAGAGCGATTGCATCCGTCAGCTGACGGATTGCATTTCATGCAATGAAATTTGCGTAAAACGCAATAATCGCGGAACTCCTTTTCGGGCGCGCCCGGGATAGCACATGGCTATCCCTGCGGGTTGGTAACGTTCAACTCCAAACGATTCGTTTTTTTCAGGTCTTTTTTAGCCCTTCACCTCAAAAAAATTCGTAAAAAAATATCTGGCTCTTATGCGCGCAAGTAAAAAAAAACTATAAAAGTGAATCTTCAAACTGTTCAATCGGTTCGGGTTGGTGGTTTCGTTGTGGCTCTGTGGTGGCTTCGTTCGGGTTGTGAACCTGTGTATTTGCGAAAAGGTAACAGATAGGCCAATACTTAAATTCTGCGGGTTCGTCGCTTCCTTCCGGGACCTGCTCAAATTTGCGGGGCTGTCCCCAGAATAAAAATGCTTTGCTGCCCTTTTTAACGGTGCAATCTTTTTCTTTCCATTGGTTGAATGTGTTGAAATCCTCAATTTCGGGGTTTTCTTCCTCGTACATTTCCCGAAGTCCTTCGTTAACTGTGTCGTAAACTCCCTCTTTTACCATTAGCCGAATTGTTTGGCTCAATGCAATCAAGGTTTTGCGCTTCTCGATGTATTGCGCTTTTCGTGATTCTTTGCTATCTTTGTTCATGATGTCAAAATTTAAAATGTGTTAAACGTTTTGATTTTGAAAAAAGGGGAACTGGGGGTTCCCCTTTTCGTTTTCTAAGCTTCAATCAGCTTTTTCAGTTCGTCCGCTTTCGCTTCCACTTTTGCCAGTAAGTAGTTTAAAACTTCCGCAATCAATACAGGATTTTGCAGGACAAAAACTTGTTTTCGGTTGTATTTACTGCCGCCCTCAATACTCAAAACAAAATCTTCGGTTTCAAATTCATTTTTGGCTGCAATTTCCGCCAGCGTGTCTAGGTGCGTTTGTAAATTTTCTGCGCTCGCCTGTAACCTGGTCAGCTTCCTGATCAGCTCCTTTTTTTCGTTGAAATACTCGATCCTTGAATTTAGGTCCTGGGGAACGGCTTTGAGTTTTATCGTCAACTCTTCAACTCGTTTTTGAAGTTCCGCAACTGTTGGCGGTTGTGGTTCGGTTGCTTTTGTTGCATCCGTTTTTTTAATTTCCATTACGGGCAGATTTTGCCCACTTGCCTTTTCGGCATTCGCTTTTGATGTCATAATTTAAAATTTATATGTTAAACATTTCTGAAACTTGGGTTTTCCCCTTGTTTCTGATACTAAATTTACGAATAAAAAAAACAATTACCAAATGTAAAAACCTGTAAAACTGCATGTTACAATATTATTTTCAGTTATTCGATTGTTACAAATGGCTGATTGAATTCAAAAATATTTTTTAGAAAAAATAAAAAACAAGGTCTTTATGTGTCAACTGTCGCGCTCATAAAGCCTAAAAAAAGCCAACTGTTTATTAATCAATAAATTTTTCGGGGTCAAGGGGGAGTTTTTCCCCCTTTGTCTGTCGAACGACCCCGTGCCGCCCTGTCTGGTTTTGGTCATTGCAAAACCGAAAAATCGTGAAATATGCTTTTTGTTTAGAACATTTCTAAATAGTGCGCCCCGTGCGTTGGATGGTGCGTGTAGGATTTTTTTGGTAATTACCGAAAATCATTTCTACCTTAGCGGCGCTAACAGAATTCAAATAGTGCAGATACCAGCAAGGTACTGGATCGTGAGTATGGGTGAAAGTCCCTGCAACTGGTATTGCACTGCAATGTTTGTCTGTTAGCACCACACGATCCTTCACTTTTGCTAACAGACATGAAAACAAAACTTCAAAATGTAGTTAACCAGGCTACCGAATTAATCAATCAATTCGAACTAAAAGACAATCCAAAGAAAACGATCCTGATTAACCGTGCAAAGCATGGGCTGAAAACTTATGAAGTAGTCATGCGGAAATTGATAGAGTTGGATTAGTTTGTCCTTTTGCGCCCCCATTTCCTGCCATACATTGCCAGTAAAAAAAGGCAATGCTGCACATTTCACAAATACATAAGTTAGTAGAACCTGCCGGAACTGAATTCTCAATGAAATTCACTGCCGAGAAAGGTTATGAAGTTAATGCAGACAATTGCGTCTGCACATCCTTTCATTCATCTGGGCGAACGATGAACATCAAGTTCCTGCCAAGCGGGGAAATTAGAAAGGTGCGCCGTTGCACAATCACAGAATTCAACAAACAGGAAATTGTATTATGAAAACAATTAGCATTGGTGGGCTAACATATCTGCCCGAAGCGAAGGCACTATTGGCAATTAGGCCAAGCCGTGAATATTTTACCGATCCAACCGAAATCAAAAAAATAGGTAATTACGAAATAGTTCCCTGGGGCAATGACAATAATCTTCCGGCTAACGTTATCGAGAAAATTGAAAAAAGCGAGGTAATTTCTGCAAACCTCGAATTCAACGTAAACGTTGGGTACGGCACTGGCATAAAACCAATGCGCCGTGTAATCGAAAATAATAAACTGGTAGGTTATGAAGATTTGTATGATGATGAAGAAATCCTCAATTTTTGCGAAGACAACGACTTGAATGGCTACTTCCTCGAACAACTAACCGACTTGAAAACTTTCTACAATGTTTTCCCGGAAATCATCCTTAGCCAGGACTTGAAAAAAATAGTTTCGTTGCGAAGCAAAGAGGCTGCATTCAGCCGGTGGGGGAAAATAGACAAGAATGCCAGCGGGATTTCAAAACACTACTATTTATCAAAATGGGGCGACAATGCAAAAGCTGAAGATATAGTGGTTACCGATGTACTCGATCGCTTCAACCCGCTTCTTGATCTTCAGGAAAAAATAGCCGCAAAAAAACCAAAAGAACCCCGCTATATTGTCCCGGTCAGCTTTCCCACCCCAGGGCGGACATATTACCAACGAGCCTATTGGTGGAGCATTTTCCAAAGCGGTTGGTACGACTTTTCAATCATGATACCTGAAGCAAAAAAAGCCCTCATGAAAAATCGTTTCGCAGTGAAATACATCATCTACATTTCGCCGAAATATTTCGATAACCTTTTCAAACAAGAAGGCATCGATAAAAACGACAAAGAAGCAACCGCCGCACGAATAGATCAGGAACACACACATTTTTCCGATTTTCTCACCGGATCCGACAAAGCCGGAAAAGGTTTGGTCGCTCTCAAAGAAATGATTCATTCTTCGAGCGGTGCCAAAGAAGAAAAGTATATCGAAATCGAAACCATCAATTTGGGAAAAGAGGGCGGCGAATTCATCGAGGACAGTATGGAGGTAAACTCAATTATCAGTTACGCAATGGCCGTGGATCTGGACATGCCGGGCAAACAAAAAAACAGCATGTCGGGAAGCGATAAACGCGAAAGGTTCATGATTAAGCAAGCAATGATGAAACCTTTCCGCGACAGGCTGCTCCGTCCGCTTTCATTAATCAAGCGGTTCAACGGCTGGGACAGCAACATCGTTTTTGCCGTGCCAGACATCGAATTCACAACCCTAGACCAAAATAAATCAGGTCAGCAAACAACATTAAACGAATAAGCCATGATAGTAGCCACAATCGAACGAATGAAACAATTGGTCCCTGTAATCGTGGGAAGCAATTTCGAAAAATACGAACCGTTCCTAATCGAAGCCCGAGAATGGCTTAAGCGCGAAATCACAGGCACTGCACTTTTTGCCAAACTTGAAACAGAAGGTAACGAACCCCTTCTTGCTTATGCCGAAACTATAGTTGCCAACAAAGCCTATCTTTCCGGACTTCCTTATTTCGATTTGGTTGAAACTGAAAGCGGATTTGCAGTTGTGCGCACCGACACAAAGGCACCGGCCAGCCGCGAGCGGGTTGATGCACTCAAAGCAGGTATCGAAAAATGGCTTTCCGATGGCATTGAAAACATGCTTGAGTACCTCGAAGAAAACAGCACCTACCACGAAGACTGGAAAAGCTCCGAAACATTTTCACTGCTAACCGAAACCTACATTCACAAGCTCAAAGATTTCCGCAGGTTCGCCCCTCTCGATGGCACCAGGTTAGATTTCGTGAAGCTGCTGCCTGCTATGCTCGATATTATCCACCTCAAAATTGAGCCGGTTATCAGCCCCGAACTTTCCGAAGAAATTATTGAGGAGTTGCGCGACGACGACTTAACGCCCGAAAACAAAAAAATACTCCCCAACATCCGTTTTGCTTTTGCAAACTATGTTGTCGGGCGCGATGACGAAGCTTTCTCCTACCTCATGCGGGTGCGAAAAGTATTGCTGGCTTCCCCGTTAACTTACCCGGCTTTTGCCGACAGTGACTTATACGCCACAATCCTGGCTACCATTATCGAAAAAAATACAGTCGAAAAACCAATCTTCAGGGCAGGGTTTTAACCATGGAAATACATCTCATATTACCAAAATCTTGGGGCGACATTAGTGGCTCGCACCTGGTCAAACTGGCAAGGTTATTCCTTCGCCACAAAACAAAGCCCGATTTCCTTACCCGTTGCTTTTTCTTTTTCTCCGGTTGGAAACCGCTGCGGAAAACCGAGGTAAACGAAAATGGCACTACCTTCTACTGGTTTCGCCGTGGAGGTCAAAAATTCATGGTTGGCATGAATATATACACAACTCTCGTCCAGCGGCTCAACTGGATTACTTCCGGCTTCCAGCTCACCGCCTCAATGCCAAAAATAAAAGGTTACACACATTGCAACCTCATGTTGTATAGCGTGCCGCTGGAGGATTACCTCAATGCCGAAAACTATTACACCCATTTTGCCGAAACCAACAAAATGGTAGCACTCAATGGACTTTTCCGCACTTTCTACAAAAAAAAGAAGTGGTTTGCCAGCGCATCTAAAGCCGAAAAATACGCCGTGTTCCTTTGGTTCTCTGGCGTTAAGCACATGTTGGTCAACAAATACCCATACATTTTTTCAAGCGGCAATTCTACCGGCACAGCTTCGCCCGAAGAAACTATACTCAACCTGCTTTCGGCACTCAACAACGGCGATGTGACGAATAACGAAAAACTATTCAAAACCCACGTTCACGAATGCTTTCACGAGCTGAACATGAAAATTGAACAATCACAAAAAACCAAAAAATAATGTTCGATCAGTACGCATATATCAAAAGTTTGCAGGAAACAGATCCTGAACTGGGCCCCGAACTGGATCCTATACTCATTCCCGAAATTGAAGCCATCCACCGAATAACAGGTTTGCGCGAGTTGGAAGAAACCTTGGAAGAAATCCGCAACCACAAACCATTCATGTTGCTTGTGGAAGATGATGATGATGGATATTTGCAATTATCGCACGGCAATGTCGATAACGGTTTTCGCACATTCTATGTGGTTGGCCGCACAAAGCTTAACGACAGCGATAACCGAAAACTCATCCAAACCCAGTGCAAAACATTTGCGCTGAAAATATTCAAACAAATGATGGCCGATGCCCAAAATTTTGGCGATGCCGCTTATGGATTCGAACGCTCCCGTGTCGATTACCGCCGCATTGGCCCACTTATCAACAATTACTATGGCTACTCATTCAGCTACATTGTTACCGACGAAAACTTTCAACTCTAAACCATTATGGCCGAAAACACCAACATAGGGTTAACAGTTGAAGCCTGGGCCGAAATCGTAATCGAGCGTTGGGAGCAAAAAATTGAGCGCCTGAAAATTGGCAGTACTGGCCAGCTCGTCAGAAGTTTTCATCAACACGTGCAAACCCATTCCAACGGCGCACCTGAACTCATAACTTTCACATTCGAGTATTACGGCAAGTTTGTCGATATGGGTGTTGGCCGTGGGGTATCGGTTGAGCAAGTTGAGTTCTCTGGCCGCCGAGCTAAACAATGGTATAGCAAAGTATTTTTCTCGCAGCTCGAAAAACTTAAAGACATACTGGCGGAAAAATACGCACGGAAAGCACAATTTTCGATCATAACTGGTATTGACAGGAAAAACATTTAGCCGTAACTTTCCCACATGAAACCAATATTCCGAAAATCCAAAATCATCCCCCGAACAATTCAAACCATCTTAGTAATTATCCTCGTGTGGTTGCTCATAAGCTTATACAGTGATATTGCATCGAAATTTTTCTAATTTTGGTTTTTTATAAACTTAAAACCAAAATCATCATGAAAAAATTATTATTCATCTCCTTTTTCCTTTTGGCAATCATTTATCTCCAAGCACAAAATCCAATCATTTTCTCAAAAGTAATTCAAGCCGACAGCCTGAATAAAACAGAATTGTTCATAAAAGTCAACGATTGGTTTGCCACAAACTACAAATCGGCGAATGATGTTATACAGATGGCTGATAAGGATGCCGGTACAATCATCGGCAAAGGTTCACAACCATATAGTTATGGTAAACTTTCATATGGCTGCTATGATGGCTACCTGAACTACACTATAAAAGTTTATGTCAAGGATAACCGGTTTAAAATCGAATTGACAGATTTTGTCCATTCTGTTAGGGTAGGAAACAGTTCCGAATGTGAATTTGGAACAATAACTGATGCTGAAATTTACACTTCAAAAGGCATAAGTAAAAGCTATCACAATAAAGCTTGGGTTGATATGAAAACCAAAATCCAAAATTTTTCGGAAGATATTTTCGCATCAATTGAATCTAAACTAAATTCAAACACAAAGGAAGATAACTGGTAAAATAAAAAGCCCTGGCCTACCCGCCGGGGCTTTTTTTTGTCCTTTCCCATCCCTAACCCCAACACTACATTGCAGAAAATAAAACTGCAATGGCTCGCAACGAACAAGCAAAAGCAACAATATACCTCGATGGCAAGCAAGCCGAAGCCGCTTTGGATGGCTTGGCAAACCGTGCAAAAGCACTGCGCACCGAACTGAAAAAAGCACAGGAAGCCGGCGACACAATCAAAACAAAAAAGCTTCAGTCCGAAATCAAAGGTGTCGAATCTGCGCAACGCAGTTTGCGCAAAGAAACTTTTGATTACGAACGTGTTTTGCGCGACATCAACGGCGCATCAATGAGCGACTTAAAAAAATCGCTCCGCACTGTCGAGGTACAACTCAACAAAATGAAGCGCACCGATGCCGGGTACCTGCAGAAAAAGGAGGAAGCAAAACAATTCCGTGCCGAAATCAATAAAATAAATACCGAATTGCGCGGACAGCCGTCGATTGCCAGCCGTGCAGCAGCAGGGTTTAATAAATATTTTGGCATCCTTACCGCTGGTATAGCGGCATTCACTGGAATACTTTTCTCGGCAAAAGAATTCGTTAAAGGCATGGTCGGTCTTGATGACTCCCTTGCCAACGTGATGAAAACAACTGGGATGGCACGCAACGAGGTGCGCGAAATGTACACCGATTTCAGAACATTCAACACACGCACACCTCGCAAAGAACTGCTTGAACTGGCCGAAGAAGCCGGACGGCTCGGAAAACGCAGCCGCCGTGATGTTATGGATTTCGTTGAAGTTGCCAACCAAATTAAGGTTGCCCTGGGCGATGACCTTGGTGGCGAAGCCGGTGTTGCCATCCGCGAAGTGGGCAAGCTAACGGAGATATATAAAATCAGCGCCCAGTATGGTACCGACTTCAAAGAAAGCATGTTGAAAGTTGGTTCTGCCATCAACGAAGTATCGGCCAACTCAAATGCACAAGCTCCTTATTTGATTGACTACCTCAAACGCCTTGGTGGTATTGCCGGGCAGATGAAAATATCTGCTGCCGATACAATTGGCTATGCTTCCTCTCTCGACCAATTGGGGCAATCTCAGGAAATGGCGGCAACGGCACAGGGAAAATTAATGGTCGATATGTTTAAGGACCAGGCGAAGTATGCAGCCATTGCCAAAATGAGCACCGAAGATTTTTCGAACCTCCTGAAAACAGATGCAAACGAAGCTTTCCTGAAGCTGCTCGAAGGTTTGAACGGAAATAACGAAGGGTTCAGCGTGATGGCCGAAAAGTTGGACGGTATGGGCGTTGATGGCGCACGGGCAGTACAGGTGCTTTCCGTTTTGTCCGCAAATACAAAAATGGTGCGCGAACAGCAAGCATTGGCAAACGATGCTATGGATAAAGGCATTTCACTAACCAACGAGTACAATATTAAAAACAACAACCTCGCCGGGTCAGTCGAAAAAATAGGGCAGTTCCTCCGTTCAAAATTCATAAATTCAAGTTTCCTTGGATGGATGGAAAAAGTAGTGGCCAAAGTTTCCGAGTGGACAGAAGTAAAGCTGGAGGATACTCTGCGAAAGGAAAGCGCGGAATTGAACAGCCTTGTAACTTCCATCATCGCGGCAAACGACAATCAAAGGGTAAGGAATTCACTGGTAACAGAATTACAATCAAAATACCCTGATTTTCTCGGAAACATCGACGCTGAAAAAGTATCAAACGAGCAATTAAAAAAGATGCTGATTGAGGTAAACGCGCAATACAAGGAGCGCATTAAACTGGCTGCACTTCAGGAAAAAACCACGGAAATACAAGCAAAAGGAATTAAGTTGGCCGCAAGGGAGCAACAGATAATTGAAGATGTAAACAACCTATATCAACAGTTCAGATATGATGGGCTGGGCTTTGCCGATACTTTCGAAGAGCAGGTTGCCGCTTTTGCAAAAGCAGGCGAAAGTCATGGATTTGTTGCAAAAGGCGTTCTGGCAGGAGTTAAAAATTTAGGAAGTGAATTTTCAAATGTACAGGATGAAATAAAAGCAAATGTTGCGGAATATGAAAAGTGGGCCAACCTTGCCAACAATGTGCAAGATAAATTAAATGCTTCTGGTAATTCAACCACTTCTGCTACAAATGCAAATGATAGTTCAACTTCAAACCCTGGACAACCCACCACACCTTTTGCCCCTAACAACCCAGCCCCATCATTACCCGCCAATCCACTTGCTGAGTTATTGAATGCCGATGCCGAAAAACAATCCGATGCCGTACGCGCCTATTTTGCAAAACAAGGCGAAGGCGCTTTCGAAGCATTCATTGCAGCTATCGAAAAAGAAGCAGCAATGTCCGACTTCTCAATGGCCGATAAGTTCACAACCCCCGAACAGGAGGAAAAAGACCCAGCCCTCGATTACGCCCTTGCACAATACCAAGAAACAGTTGACGGGAAACTGGCACTGAACGAAGCAATGTGGCAGGCCGGGAAAATCGGCGAACAGGAATATCAGGACAACCTTACCCGCATTACCCGCGAAGCCGAAGAAAACCGCCTGAAAATAAAACAGCAAAATGCTGAACGTGTCGCAGATATTGCTTACATGGCAGGCAATCTGGTTACCACACTAATGGACATGGAGCTTGAAAAAGCCGGAGATAACGAGGAAAAGAAAAAGGAGATCCGTAAAAAATATGCCGACCTTAATTTTGCAGTTAGTGCTGCTCAGATCATTGCCAGTACAGCCGTTGCAATCATGCAGGGCTACGCACAATTAGGACCCATTGGCGGTGCGGTAGCTGCCGTGTTGTTGGGTGCAACCGGGTTGCTTCAGCTGGGAGTGGCCAATGCCCAACGCAAAAATGTAAAATCAATGGCCGATGGCGGCGATGTTGGCTATACCGGTCACGGTAACAAATACGACAAAAAACAACTCGTACAGCTCCACGCCGAAGAATACGTTATCCCCCAGGAAGGCACCCAAAACCCACAACTCCGCCCATTCATCGACATTATGGAAATCGCCCGCCGCAACGGTTCCCTTGCCCGCTTAGACCTCCGCCAAATCGTACAGGCCATCCCTGCAAAAGGCTATTCAGGTGGCGGCTTCGGTTCCACCCCCGGTCCTGTTTCCCCTCCTTCTTCCCCCAAGGAGGGGGCAGGGGGCGGTTCGTATGCCGACCCGATTATCCTCAAAAAATTCGATGAACTAAAGGATGTTATTTCAAAACTCAAAATATACACCGCCATCGAAGACATAAAAACCGGGGAAAAAAATTACACAAACATCCAAAACACAAGGGGGCTATGACAATTAAAAACGCAAAATGCAAAATGATAAATTACAAGAACGTCCCTCAATTTTTAATTTCTAATTTCTAATTTCCAATTGAAATGAGCATAACAATCAGCGAAATCGCAAACACCGACACAAAGCTTTCGGGCAACGAAATAAGAGTAGTTGCAACAACGAGCGGTGCGCCTGCCGGTGCCACCGAGTACAAAATACTGCTCAAAATCGAAAGCCCCGACGGACTGCTTTTCGGTGCGCCCTTCATCGATGCAATCGCTCCCAACGCTGCAGGAGTTGCCGTGTTCGACATTTCCGGCTATGTCGATCAGCACCATGATTTTGATATAAAATGGCCAATACCCAACGAGTATGAAGGCCGCTGGCACGGTTACCCAAGCCAGGCCTATGACGTAAGGCTGAGCGCCGGCGAAAGATATATCGATGAAGATGACGAGCTGCAAGAATCATTTCAATCGGTTTGGGGCACTGTTTTTGTGATAAAAGGTAAACTCGATAACCTGCAACTGGCACGGCTCAACGATATTGGCGCAACATGGTTCTCCCATTACTGCGAGGGTGGCCGATGGTTCTCGTATTTGCCGCTCGTGCAAACAATTGCACCAAACCAGCCCGTCAAACTCTGGTGGAAACCCCCTACAACCTCGTTCTCTTTCACGTTGAAAGGCAAGGCGTACTATTCCGACGGAAGCACAAGGAATTATTCCGGCAGCGGAATGATGTGGTACAACGTGATATTCGAATTCAGTGTGCAGCCCCGTGGCCTCGAATTTTATCCGGTTATCGGCGAGGCAAAATTGCTATATTACGAAATGTGGATGGAAGGCTCTCCCGGGGTCGAAAAGCGCACTTTCATCGTCGATCAGGCTTACCACGAAAACAACAATTTCCTTTTCATCGATAACGGCATGGGCGGCGCAGAAACAATATGGCTTAGCGGCGCCATTAAATTCAACCCTTCAGGGGATCAAACAATCGCTTCAAAAAATTTCATTTCTGGCAGCGGAACAAAAAAACGCACGCGATTTCTAAGCAGCAGCAATCGCACCCGCAAATGGACAATCAACAGCGGCTTCAAATCAAAAGCAGAAATGGCCGCATTGGACATGCTGCTCGATACGCGGAACGCCTGGCTCGCGCTTCAACCCGAAAGCGGTTCAACCCTCATTGAAGATTACTCGCTTATTCCCGTAATCATCACCAGCTCCGAACTTGGGCTAACCGATTCAATGAACGATTTGCAAAGCGTTGACATAGAAATTGAGGAAGCCTATTAACAGCCTCCCCCGGCCCCTCCAAAGGAGGGGAGGGAAGAACATAAAAACAAAAAATGGAATACACAACATCAAATATTAACCAATCAAAAAGCCCCTCCCTGGGAGGGGTTGGGGAGGCTTATCTATGTTAGAATTCAAATTAAATAACACGCCATTCCTCCTCGACCAATCGGCATCAATCCGCTTGACATGGGCAAACCCCGCATGTTTTTTCGACAAAATTACGGGCGATGTGGGAATGGGCATCTCAATCCCCGAAAACGACAACAACCGCGCGCTGTTGGGCAACCCCGAACGCTTCGAGCGCGACAATAAACCGGGCGACCAGGAGTTTGAAGGTTTCGAGGCGCGTTACCAGGGCGTGTTGCTATTGGCCGGCACATTGGTCATACAGGGCTACTCCGGCGGCACTTATAACGGCTGGCTGCGCTCCAACCTCGGCAACCTGGGCAAAGCCCACCGCGAAAAATATATTTATGATATTGATGCTTTCGATGAAGATGTGATGTTCACGAACAAAGCCAACTACGACCCCGAAACCGACCCCTACGGATGCCCGAAAGTACTGAACGAAATGTTTTTTAAAGACAAAGGCGCACGCCGCGAATTTTTTAGGCTGGCGGTAAACCCCGACTGGTGGCCGGGCAGCGAAGAAAAACAATATAATTACGATCCTTATGAAACCGAAGTACTTTCCGAAGGTTTCAGAAACGCCAACTTATCGTATGTCAACAACCTTAATGTTGACAATACAGTTAAGCTGGGCATTATTCTTTTTGAATCACCTGATTTGCTTTACCTATCAAATATTACTGTGGTTTCCCCCATGCTTTTCCTCAATTATGTTGTCGAAACATTGCTGAAGGATGCACACTTTTTTGTCGACAACAACGCCATTGCCGATAGCGATGATCTGAAAAAGCTGATGCTATATAATAATTATGACATTAGTAAAATGGGCTTTTCAACAATTGGCGACTTGCCTTTTAACAGTCCGTTTCCAAATCAGAACGGTATAAAAACACACACTTTCAAAATTGATTTCACTTACCGCAACTACACAGCCGCTTTCCGGTACAAAGATTTGCTCCCAAAAGTGCAGCTCAAAGATTTCATCCTATCTACCCAAAACTTGCTCAACGTTTGTTTCTTTTTCCGGCAAGATGGTAGGGTCGATATTCTCGACCGCGAAGAAATTCTAAAATCCCCGGCAATCGACATCGAAAAATATATGATCGGCAAATGGGAAAAAGGCGACAAAAAAGACCTTACCCTAAAATTCGCGTTCACCCACGACCCGGACGATCTCATTTTCAAAGATCGCTGGGAAGATATCGACGACCGCCGCGATGCCGAAAAAGAGCCGGTTGATAACTGGGACGACCTGGACACAATTACCGAACCCGAAATTGGGGAGCTGCGCTATTTGCGCGATTTCAATATATACGTTGAATACGCCTGGACCCAAAAGGTAAGCATCGACCAAAAAACAGGCACAGAAATAAACGAAGATATTTTGGGGTGGAAATTCCTTGCCGCCGGCTGGCAAAACGGGTACTACAACCGGGGCCGCGACGAGGAGGAAACAATAGAAACAAAATTCAGCACCCTATACGGCTCCGAGGGGGGAGCTTTTCCCCCGGCGGTACAGCAACCGGGAAACATGAAGAGCATAAAATTTGCCTACAGCAGCTTTTCGCCACGGCTTGTTTTCTACAACGGAAACAACCAGTGCAATTTCGAGGCCGCCAACATCAGCCTCGACTGGGAAAAACCCGAAACAGGCTTGCTCGAAACCCGCTGGCCCGTGTGGAACCGCTTCTGGGCTTCGCGCCTGCCCGTATCGCGCAGTGCCGACATGCCGCTCAACGCAATCGACTACATGCGCCGCAACATCACAAGCAAGTTCCGCTCCCGCGAAGGCGAATTCATTATCGAAGAAATGGAAACCGAATTCGGCCTAAACCGCATAGGCGAAACAAAACTGAAAGGGTATAAAGTGTAAACAATTAAAAATGATAAATGCAAAATGATAAATTATAAGAACTTTCCTCACATTTCTAATTTACAATTTTTAATTTTTAATTAAAACCATGTCCGACGAACGTAATTTCAGCAAAAGCGAACTAAAAAGGCTCTTCACGAACCTTGCCCTGCACAAAATTTCCGACACAATGATGTCGGTGCTGATTGATTTGTGCTACAACGAAAAGCCAAACATGCGCACAAGCGGGTTCAACTACCCCGGCGGCACCGATGCCGTAATGACCTGGCACGACGCCACGCGCATTTTCACGATCGCGCCCTTCGACCCCGAAATCGAAGAGTGGAAACCCCGCTACGGCATTTACGCCTGGAACGGCAGCGCAGTTTACCACCGCCGCTACGAAACCGAGGAAATTGAGCTGCCCGACACGGAGGGATTGTATTGCATCTATTTCGACAAAGGCGAAGACGTGCGCTACCAGGTGCTCAAATATGTGCTCAACCCCGATGATGATCAACTGAAGGAACTCTACCTCGAAAAAGTAATCGTCAGTTTCATCTACTGGGACGCCTTCTCCAACACAGCCCTCCACTTTGGCGACGACCGCCATGGCTCCGAGTGGCAGCCACAAATGCACATGTATTTGCACACCGCCTTCAACGCCCGCCGCAAAAACGGCCTCACGCTCTCCGACACAAGCTTTGGAGGAGATGGCTCGCTGAACGCGCACGCCCAATTGACGGTTGTTGGCGGCACAATGCTGCACGACGATTTTGAACTTGACATCCCCAGCTCCAGCTCGCTGCCTATTTTGTACCAGGAAGGGTTTTTCCCGCGATACAAATACAAAACCGGCTACCCCATATACCAGTTCAGCTCGCGGGCGTGCTACAACTCGGGCGGGGCGGTAATCCCCGCCAACGACGGCTGGCATGTGCTCTACCACATTTTCGCCACAAACGAAATTGGTGTAACCGCCCGAAAAACAATATCGGTAATGGGCAGCTTCCACTACGAAACCCTTGCCGAAGCCTACGCCGCCGCCCCCGGTGAACTCGACTACGCCCTGGGCTGGATGCCCCAACAAGGCAAACTCCACATAGCCACCATAATCGTACAAACCGCCGACGCCTACACAAACGACGTCCACTCCCGCATTGTGGGCGTTTGGGGCGACACCCACCCGCCTGTTACAATTGCAGAAAACACAAAGCAACTTCTTGAAATTACCGACAAACAGGAATTGAGCATCCCGGGCGAATTTGAAGCTGATGAATTCTACGGAATTAAAAACCGAATCTGGCAAAAAATAACTGCCACAGGGGGCGGCACCGATGGCCGGGGCATTGTTTCAATCATATTGACTTCAACCGTTGGGCTTACTGATACTTATACAATCACTTACACCGATGACACAACTTCTACGTTTACCGTGCAAAATGGAGCGGATGGTGCGCCCGGAGCTGATGGTGCGCCAGGTACTCCCGGAACAGATGGCCGCGGCATTGCATCAATAGTGCTTCACGCAACGGTTGGCCTTACCAAAACCTACCGCATAACCTTTACTGATGCAACTACTTTCGATTATGATGTGAAGGATGGCGAAGTTGGAACCGGTGGAACCGGTGGCAGCGAACCCCCGGAGCTCCACCTCGATTTTGAAGAAGCCGGCGACGAGTTTATTTATAACGTGCCTTACAACATGAAATTTACTTCAATGGTGTGCGAGGGAACTGATGCAACAATTGATACTGCACTTAATACAGATATGCCTCGTTACACAAAACTAACCATAACCGCAACCGCTACCGGATTGGTAAGCTTATACGGAGAATTTGTAACCATTTAAAAAAGAATAAAGTTATGCCAAGTCATTATATACAAGTAGGAAAACTGAAAATTGACCAGGATTTGATGAACGTAATTTGCCCGGCTGCCGGGTTTACACCTGAATTAATTTGTACACCCGCAAATGGGTATATTGCGGACCCTGGAGCACCATATGTTCCACCTATTGATATAGGTGTGCCAAATGAGGAAGAAATCATTTTGTTATGTGCAGACTCTTTTCCAGGTTATGTGAGTTTTAAAACCGCCATTTCTTCAGCTATGAAATATTATGTTGAGGTTTATAATTCACTCGATGTTTTAATTGAAACATCAGATTTACTTAATAATTCTGCTCAGTACACATACTGGTTTCCTACAAATGATGGGAAATACTATAAACTGATAATACGGCCTGAACCAACTTATTCAATTACTTCATTTTATATTTCATCGCTCTCAGGTTACCCGACTAATCAACAAGTTTTGCAGGCAAAATTTAATACTCCGAATATAACTTCATTAGCAAGTGCATTTATTAATATCAATGCCTTTAAAAGCTGTGAATTCATAAGTTCATTAGACTACTTAACTACTTTGTACAATGCCTTTAGTGGTTCGGGCATTAATTACTTTAAGTTTCCGGATAGTTTGCCTGCTCTTACTACTTTGCAATTTTGTTTCAGTAATTCAGACATAATTAGAATAGATTCTTTTGAGTACTGCAACTTGCCCATATTAAAAAATCTATCATCATTTATAAATGCAACAACTGATTTAATGTCTTTGTCATTGCCTTCTTCATTGCCTGAATTGACTAATATTTCCTATATGTGCCGGGACAGTAATATTCGAAGCATTTCATTGCCTACGTCTATGCCAAAAGTAACTACGGCAGCGTATATGATAGATGGCTGCTTGTTACTTAAAGGAGAAGTCATAGTTCCCGAAATGCCACTTTGTACAACATTGGCATATTTTGCAAGTGATTGTGTTAAATTGAATAAATTAAGATTATTAGGTGACTACTCGTCGTTAACCACATTTCAAAACCTATTATATAAATGCACTAATATTGAATTATTTGAGATGCCACGGAAATTAACTGTTGAAAATATTGTGGTATCAAACATGCTTTACAACACAACTTCTTTGCAATATTTAATCCTACCGGATGTTTGGTCAGCTTCAAGCATACCAAGAATATCTAACTGGGCAATCAATTATGTTTTCAGGGCAATTACAGGCAATTTTTTAAATGCAAATTCTCAATTTGAATTCCAGTCAATTTCTAAGTACAATGAGATTATTGATTGTCCAAACATGAGATGTTCATATTTTGCAATAAATGGTAATCAAGGAATGTGTGCTGTAAAATACGTAAATATAGACTGGGTCAACTCTGATTTTAGTTTAACTACTTCTGTAGTTTTACAAATATCTGCTGATTTAGATGCCGCTGAACTTGATAGAATTGGTGCTTTAATTACCAGCGGAACCGGTAAAACAGCGAAATTGTCTTTGTGTTCCGGCTATGCAACAATGAACAAAGCTTTGTGGACGGACAAGGGCTGGACGTTAATATAATTATCACCCGCTTCAAAAATGGGATTTCGAATACGGAATCCCATTTTTTTTGTCCTTTCCCCAGCGCCACTGGCAGGCTATTTTCGAATAAAAAATCAATTATGGATCGCTTTGTTTATTTAACACATCCCGGAAATATTCTTTCAGGCCTCATTGCTACAATCGCCGGTTACTTTGCCCCAATCCGCGGGATGGTGATTGTAGCCCTTGCAGCAATTTTAATCGACCTGGTATTTGGCATTTGGGCTGCCACGGTAAAACATGAAGGAATTCAAAGCAAAAAGCTCTGGAGAACCGGGTACAAAATCCTTGTAACTTTTGTAATCATCAACCTCATGCATAGCATCGATAAAGAAATGGGCATTGCCGGGATTTCAACCTCGCGCATTGTAGCCCTTTTTATTACCGGCTTCGAAGTGTGGAGCATTCTGGAGAGCGCCGCTGTAATTTCAGATCATCCGGTTTTCAGGGCGCTTGGTAAATACATGCGAACAGAAGTTAAGGAAAAAACAGGTGTTGATTTAAACGAAAATATACAATGAGACCACTTGAAGAAATTATCATCCATTGCTCAGCCACAAAGCCAAGCATGGACATTGGCGCCGACTGGCTCCGTGAGTTGCACATCAAACAAAACCACTGGCGCGACATTGGCTACCACTACGTTATCCGCCGCAACGGGGCAGTAGAGGATGGCCGCCCGGTAGCGCAAACAGGCGCACATTGCCAGGGCCACAACGCCAACACGATCGGCATCTGCATGGTGGGCGGAATCACCCCAACGGGCCGCCCTGAAAACAACTTTACCCCGGCGCAATTCGAGAGCGTGCAATTGCTCATCAACGCCCTCGTAGAGCAGTTCCCAACAATCAAAACCCTGAGCGGCCACCGCGACTACGCCAACAAAGCCTGCCCGTGTTTCGAGGTAAAAGAATTCTTGAAACTCAACCCGTGAACCCGTGATGGTATGACTTCCCCGTCATGCTATCACTAAAAAAGAAAGAAATGCTGATGACCGAATATTTTGAAAACCGCCGCGATTTCAGCCACCTGAAACCCGTTTCGGTAGCCTACCGCCTCGGTACAAGAAAATTCAGGGTCGTATCGCGCACAGTGCAATCACTAAAAAATACAGAACATGAATTTCATTAAATGGTTAGCAACACTCATTGAAGACAAAGCCGGGAGCATATCTTCAAAATGTGTCGGGTTTTTCTGGTGCCTGTGGATGCTTTCACGCGCAATCAACCAACCCACTGTAAACGAAATAGTAGTTTGGGCGATAGTTGGCCTCGCCTTTGGTTTAGGCGGCCTCACCATCCCCGAATGGTTCAGCACCGTAAAAAATAAACAATTACCACAAAATCCAGAATCATGAAACTTCCACAATCATCCTTAGAACGTTTCCCCGCCTTTTTCAAGGCGGGGACAGATTTGAGCCCGCGAAAATCAGGGGCGGTTTTAGCAATTTTCAAGGCGGGGACAGATTTGAGCCCGCGAAAATCAGGGGCGGTTTTAGCAATTTCAACCCTGCTGCTTTTCACTTCCTGCCAAACCAAAAAACAATTCGCCCGCAGCGAAACCGAAATAAAAACAACATCAACCCTGAATACTGTGAAAGATGTAACAGAAAAAACAGATACCAAGGCCGTTGCATCGATATCCGGAAGTGTTACAGAAACGGATAATATTGTTACTGAAGAAACGATTACCGAACTCAGCAAACCTGATTCCCTGGGTAATCAGCATCCTGAAAAAATAATTAATCGAAAAATTACTTCAGGAAAAAACAAGGAAACAAAAGTTGTTGAGAACACCCAGCTCAACCAGGCAACCGAAAACAAAATAAGCGAAACAGAAAACCAAGTAACCGAACAAGAGCTGGCCAACAAAACCGAAGTGAAGACAAAAATTAGAAAGTACCTTCCCTGGAAAATTGTTGGCGTTATTGTTTTACTTGCCGCCATCGGCTTTTTAATCTGGTCGCGGTTTATCCGCAGGCTTTCCAACAAATACCCTATGCTATAATCACATTCGAAAATAAAACAGTTACGGGTGGCTGCCCAATATACCCGGCGTTCTCATTAATTATTATCATTATTTATAACACGCGTCCAGAAATCATTGGTTTCAAAAAGTCAAAAAAATCAATTTTTAACCAGGCAGATAAATAATGGGTTTGTACGGTCGGGTGCTGGGTTGCACCCGGCCAACGCACTTAATTTTAATATTACCGATATGAAAACACTCATTTTATTTTCGCTCCTTTTCGCGGCCATTGCCGCCAGTTCCCAAACCGTGCCGCTGGCCATGCGCTTCGACACAAAAACGTGGATCCGCCTCGAAGAAAAAAGCTACCTCGCCGGTGGCAAGGTCGGCACACTAACTATCAAAATCCGCGGTTACGATGTGTACCGCACCGCCTCCGGGCAGTTCTACATCGAGTACCAGGACCCGAAACTTGTGTACCGCCGCAAATACCTCGGCTATGCTTTCGGCACCCACGAGTACGAAGGCAGCACCGTATTTTTCAACGCCGACACAACAAAGGCTTGGATGTGGATGCCCGACCGCTATAGCGCCCCAACAATGAAAATGGATTTGCCCGACTACTTCGCCGAATGGGCAAGGGCAAAAAAAGACGAACAACAAAATAAAACGCCATGAAACGCAGGGAACGCAAATTTGTGATCAAAAAAGCCGTCAACGGCATGTATTTCTTTCGCTTAGTGGCCAGCAATGGCCGCATCCTGATGGTTTCGGAAACCTACACCACCCGCCAAGGCATGCAAGATACCCTCGACACCCTTATCGGCAAAACCATGCCCACCCGTGTCGATGTTATTGAATAGGTGCGCTTCGGTCTTCCGATTTTCCCCCATTCGCCCACTCCCCCCATTCACTAATTTTTCTGTCCTTTCGCCAACAACAAAATAAAACCACCTTCACAATACCAAGTAAAGTTTTTTTCATAAGTTTGATTTAGTTAGTTTAATTCTTGAAAGCCGTTCCAGAGGGAGCGGCTTTTTTCGTTTACTTCAAAATACTTTCTTCATATTTCCCCATCTGCTCAATCAGCATCTCATCCGTAACATGCACATATTTCATTGTATCGGTTATTTTGCTGTGGCCGAGCAGCTTCTGCAACGCCGCCAAATCGTGCATAGTGGCCAGCCATGTGGTCGCGAAAGTGTGCCGCGCGCTGTGGTTTGTGAGTGGCTTGTAACACTCAGCTTCAGCGGCAATTTTCTTTATTGCAACGTTCATTTTTTGCTCAGTAATTGGGTGGAAAAGCCTGTCATCGTCGCTATTTTCGTCAGCAATCAATTGCAGCGCGAATTTCGTGAGCGGCACTTTCACGGGCGTTTTTTTTATGCCTTTGGTTTTGATAGGGTAATATATCAGCAGCCGGTTGTTGATGTTGAATTTTTCCAACGCCCTGAAATCGGAAATCCTGCAACCCGTGAAACACATGAAAAGGAAATGGCGCAGTACTTTCATCTGCCCGGCGGGCAATCTGTCCTCTCGGTACAGCTCCCACATCCGTTTCAGCTCCTCGGGCGAAAGGAACACCATCTCCGGCGTGGTTTGTTTTGTCCGCACATTGTTGAAAGGGTTTTCGGTGATGATCCCCTTTTTGATGGCGATATTGATATAAGTCTTCAGCACCTTCATCGATGTGAACACCGAATTGATGTCGTTTTTGCGCTCCGTTTTCAACCACCGTTTGTAGCTGTCCAAAAAATCGGCCGAAAAATCGGCAAACGCCAGCTTTGGCCTGTACAGTTTCAGCTTGTTGATTTCCGAGTTGTGGTTTTTCCACGTTTGTTTCCTGATTTCCTTTTTCCGCTCGTTTATCGCCTCGTAAAAAAAAGCGTAGAAATCGATGCGCCGCGCCGGGTTTTTCCACTCATTTTTCAAAGCTTCAGGCGTTAGCTGGATGTGTTGCAGCCTATACCTTACAAAAATCTCGTTCATCAACGCCAGCGACTTCTCGATGATCAAATTGTCATCCTTCACTTTTTGCGATTTCCCCTTAACGCGCAGCGTTTTTTCGTTGAAATCAGCAGGCAAGCAGCTAACCCCGGTGTGGAATTTCAGCGTTTTGTAGCCTAAATGCACAATCAAATACACCGTAGCTTCCCCGTTTTTTTTGACCGAATTACCGTTGATGAACACCTTAACCGCTGCCATTATTTCTGAATGAATATTGAATGAATAATGAAATTTGAATGAATAATCGCCCCATTTCCCGCAAACAAAACCGCCGAAAGCCTTTGTTTATACAGGCTTCCGGCGGTGTGTAATTTTCGTTCAGTACCCGGGGCGGGAGTACATTCAACCCTATATATATTATTAACAACCAACATTTTAACCATTTTTGAAAAGCGTTTTTTGAATGAATATTGATGGCGGAAAACTATTTTTGTGATGCCCGGTTCCACACTACCCGCATTCCCTGCCTTTTTTTCCGCGATACATCTCAAGCAATTCGTCCTTTGCATCAAGGGCCGATTTCAGCGCATCAATCTCTTTTTGCTTACCAATGCACTCCAAACATTCTATCCGCTTAATTTTATATCCGTCATTGCCTTCCTGCGCAACGTCCGGGGATTCTTTCTCTTCCTTGTCGAAAAAATAGGCGATAGGCTTTGAATAGAAAACAGCTATTTGTTCAACATCGTCTGGGGTTAAGTTTTTCCTCTCTAATCTATTTCTTAATGTACTTTCCGGGATACCCAACTGTTGAGCAAGCGCAGTTTTTGGCGTGCGATTAAAATTTATTACTGATTCTATGGTATTGTAATTCAACATATTGTATTTATAATGAATTTAAATAAGCAATTTATGACGTTTTTTATTCGCAACATATTGCGTATTGTCGCAATTATTCATATCATTGCAGTAGCAAAATATGTATAAATTATGAAGTCAACAACATATAATAGTATGAATTTTTTAATGCAGCGGAACGACGACAGAATCAACGCTGTGATACCTGCCGGAATGAGGAAGATGATTAAAAAAGTTTCGACAAAAATGAACATGAGCGAATCAAGCTACTTCAAGCTCGCCCTTCAAAATCAGTTAAACAACGACTTAAATAAAGAATCATGAAAACCGAATCACAAAAATTTTTAGAATTCAATGGCAAAACCATTTATTTTATTTCTGTCGATGGGCAATTTTGGATTGCACTAAAACCAATTTGTGAAGCTCTTGGAGTTGATTGGAAAAATCAACACGGAAAGCTCCAAAATGGCACAGATATATTTGGTCAACTATCCTCTGAACGGGGGATAGTTGCCGCCGATAATCGCATCAGAAAAATGACATGTTTGGAGGAAAGATATGTTTACGGATGGTTATTCAGTATTCAATTTTCAAACACCATGAGTGCGGAAACCAGAATCAATCTTTCGAAATATAAAATTGAATGTTGCGACATTCTATTCAACCATTTCCACGGCACAATAACAGGCCGCAAAGAGCTGCTGAGCGAAAAAGCAAAAGCACAAATTGAAATGGACCAGGTAATGAATTCGCTCAGCCCCGAAAATGCTTTGAAATACGAAAAAGCCAAAAGGCGGAAAGACCAACTTACAGCACACTTGCGCGACCTCGACGGCGATTTTTTGAAGGAAGAAAAGGATTTATTTAATCAATAATATAAACAAAAAAGCCCGGCTCAAACGGTGTGCAACCACCTTGCCGGGCTTAAATCTACTAAGATTATGGAAACAAAATTAGGTCAAAAAAACAACATCAACACCATTCCGGCAGGAATTTTTGAAGGGATTGAAGCCTTTTGGCACGCCGGCGAAAAATGGCTGATGATGGATGGAACAAAAATGCGGTTCGACGCTGCTCCGCTTAAGTTAAGAAACATGATTGCAAACCAGTTCCTGGGCGACAAACCCAGTCAGGAAATTTTGCGCAAACAGGGTATCACGGCTTTTTCAGCCGCATTCGATATGTGGTACCGTTGCGTTATCGGCGCGCTCGATTCAACGCCCGATTTCATTAACGGCCATTTCACTGCCGACAGTTTCAATTATGCTTGCGACGACCAAGTTTGCCAGTTCCGTGGCAAGTTGTGCGGACGTGCATCGGGACTGAACTCCATCGATGTGCAAACCCTCACCGCACTCAAACGCGGCGACAATTTCAGGCAAACCGCCGCCTCGCTATACGTGAGCGAACCGGGTTTGAAAAGCCGCGTTACAAAACTCCGCCAAAAATTAGAAGCAAGAAACATAGCTGCGCTCACAGCTCGCGCCGCCGAAATAGGAATATAAACCGCGTTCCCTACGCAATAAAACACAAAACCAATGGTCGAAATAATTATTTACATAAAAACATAGGGTTTGAAAAAGCCGCCGGGGCATTCAGCGAAACGTCCTTTTCGGCCCCGGTGGGCTTTATTCTGAAACCGCAAAAAAAAAACATAAAAGCGGGGGCAAAAGTGATAGTTTTTGGATTTGCTTTTTCAACACTGCCACAGCCACCGCTTTTTCAAAACGCTCTTTAAAATTTTGAAAATGGCAAAAAGAAAAATCATCTCCGAAAAAGACGGGTTTAAACTGGTTGATGGCACGGTGGGCGTAATAATCGACAGCATCTGGCACAACGAAGAAAATCAGATATTAAAAATAAAATTCGCAACAGGCAAAACACTGATTTTTAAACCGCTCGACGATGAAAACAACATCTCATTCAGGAGTTGAAATGACAGAATTGGAGTGCATGTATTTTTCAATCTGGCTGAACGACAAAAGCGGAATTTATTTGAATACGCTATACGCTGAAGAAAGGAAAAAAGTAGTAACCGATTGGCTTACTGATTTCAGAGAAAAAAAGGAAGTTCTTTAAAATTTTGGAAATACACTCGAGGCCCTAGGAAGCCAAAAGAGGGACAGCCCTGCCTGAGAAGGGCATCCCTCTTTAAACTCATACAGCCTACGCGAGGCTGCCAATTTCGCGGCGTTCTTGTCCTAATAAGACTACTCATTTGATGTAAAACAGCGGGGCGGCAAGAGAGAGAGATCTCTGGTTTTGTGCGCCGCCCCTTTTTACAAAAAGAAATTACCCGGTTAACGGGATGGATGCTGATAAAAGCGGACGGTACCACATAGGTTTTAGGTTTAATTTGAACGTGATTGATTGAAATTCCCACCGTCCGGCTTTTACAGTCCTTTCGCAAACAACAAAAACGCCTTAAAATTAATCAACATGAAAAATAAAAACAGCATTAAAAAAACGGCCAGCACGGCACCCGGGCAAGGCCACCGCCGCGAGCAGTACGAATTTGCCGCCACTCTTCTAATTGCCTCTTTTGCAGGCATGTTCATCATAGCCATAACGCTGGTTATAGTAAACGCGTTGAAATAATTTTTTTAATTATAAACCAGAGTCCAGTACAACAACTCCCCCGCCAGCGGGCGGGGGTTTTTAAAAGGCTCACAAAACAAAATCAATATTATGAAAATATACATCGCCGGGAAATACACGGGGCTGCCGCACAACGAAGCCGCCGCAAAATTTGCCGAAACCGAAAGGCAACTGATAACAGCTGGTTTCGACAAAAACGACATAGTGAACCCGATGAAACTTGGAATTCATCCGGAAACCGACTGGCACGAGGCAATGGCAATATGTATATCGAAACTGAGCGAGTGCAAAGCGATATACATACAGCGCGACTGGCGCGAAAGTTTTGGCGCGCGCAAAGAAATTACCATTGCCGCGCAACAGCGCATGGATACCTACTGGGAAGAACAAGGCGACATAAGTTTGATTGCCGCACTAATTTCCGCCGGAGTATGAAAAAGCCACTGACTACCGACGAACTGCTGAGCCAGTTCCTGCAATTTGCCCGCGACCATTTTGCCGAAAACAGCAGCGAAATACTGCTTGGCGAAAACGCCGCAAACAATCCTGAATTTATTGTAGTACCTATAAAACGCAGAAAAAATGACAACGAATAAACAACAAAGCCGCGCCGGGACCTGGTTATCGGAAATGATGGCGCAGCCCGCTAACCCATGCCACACCTGCACCGTTGGGAGCTGGGGCGCATGCTACCACCTCGAATACGGGAAATGTAAACACGCCGAGCCTGAAAAAATTATATCGGTGCGCAAAAGCCTGGTAACGGTAATTGTATTGCTGATGTCAGCCGCAGCATTTGCCCAACCCGCCAAAGTTGGCTACTGGGTAGTTACCGACACAAAGGGGCAACGCCTCGAGATTGTAAAAACACCCGATATGCCGGAGGTGGCCGCACTCGCCGAGGCACAGTTCCCGGGCAACTGCTTCGAAATTGAAAAAGAGCTTTACCAGTGGCCGCCCGTTTTTTCGGTCGATAATGGCCGCAAAGCTTTTTATGTTGAGCTGAAACGCATCACGCCAAAAGGCAAATACCGCCGCATAAGCAAACGTGAGTTTAAACGCACCATTTTAAGCCAGCAACCATGAACCAACTCGAATACCTGACCACAGGCAAACGCTTCCTGCGAAAAGTTGCCGCACAACGGCTTCGGCTACTCCAGCACAATGTCGGTTATTTGCCGCCGTCGCTTAGCAGCGAGCCAAATACGGTGCTATACCACCTGCGCACAATCAACAGTGCCGACCAACTGCACCGCTACATCCAGCGCAAAGAATCGGCAATTAAAATGATGATACCCGCCAACTGCACAAAGTGGTTCGACGAACTGCGGGAATTGCTTGCCGGGGTGGGCGCTTTGGTTGAGAATTAATAATCACAAAACATCCGTCGACTACGCTCAGGATGACTAAAACAAATCAAAATTTATGAAAAAAATAGTATTCACAACAACCGTCGAGGAGGCGGAAATAATAAAAAAAGCAATCCACTTTTTTTATGTGAGCAACACAAACGCCACCGCCGAAAACCCTGAAGGGTTAAAGGAATTGAGCGCGCCCAGGATGGAAATTTTTGGCGTTAACACGGCGCAAATTAGCCGGCTGCAAAACTTCCTGATTTGGCTCGACGAAGAGCTGGCCTCCGCGAAAAAACGCAACAGAAAAACCGCAAAAAATTAACAGCAATGAAAAAAGAACATCCAATCTTATTCTCCACGCCAATGGTGCAAGCCATTTTGGAAGGAAGGAAAACGCAGACAAGGCGAATTTTAAAACCGAAACCTATTGCAAATGAAATTGTAGAATCAAATCAATGGAAAAGATACACACATGTTTCGCGCAAGGAAATAATAGCAAACCCTGGTTTTTACGAGATAAAATCAGTACACAAATGTCCATACGGCGAGACAGGCGATTTGCTTTGGGTGAGGGAAACATTTACCGAATGGCCAAAAGGGGAATTCCAATTCAGGGCATCTACACGCTCAGGCGACGAATTAGGAAAGTGGAAACCATCCATCCACATGCCCAAAGTAGCAGCCCGCATTTGGCTCGAAATTACCGAAGTGAAAGTGGAAAGGTTGCAGGATATTTCTTACGCCGATGCAAAAGCTGAAGGAGTTGAACTCCCTCATAATTTTTATGAATTGTGGGTAAAAATTAACGGATACGAAAGTTGGATGACAAATCCCTGGGTTTGGGTTGTAAAATTCAAAGTGCTTACAACAACCGGGAAACCATCCTTCGACTTCGCTCAGGATGACAAAACCGCAAAAAATTAACCTATAAGTTAATTATTATGAACAAAACTGAGCTTCAATACAAATTCGACACGGGAAACAGCCCAATAATCGAAATCAAATCGGACTTCATGTGCTATGTTGACGTTGACGAGTTGGAAAAAGCCGGAAGAGAGGAAATATTGCACGAACTCCGCAAGCACACCCCGCAAACCCTGTCGATAGAGATAGTAAAACTGCCAACAAATTACACTTTGGCAAGCAACGCCCGCATACCCGCACCCGCCTATGTGAAATGGCTGGAGGAGAAACTTGAAACATTGAACATTAAACTTTAAACTGATATATCTGTGATACCAGAATCAATTGCCGAAAAAATAAAAGCGATAGCGCGCCTTGAAGATGTGTTGACCGACATGCAGCCTGCCGGAAGGCAGTTTTACACCGCATGCCCCAGTTGCGGAAAAATCGACGTGAAAAAGAAAAAGGGTTTGATGTTCAACCCAAGCAAACAAATTGCAAAGTGCTGGAGCTGCGATTGGGGAACAAACAACCCTGTGAAATACCTGATGGACATTAAGGGCATGAAATACCCCGAGGCGTTGGAGCACCTTGCCGGCATCCACAACATTGAACTTGAAAGCGACGAAGACCGAAAGGCACGTTTGGCGCACGACAGGGAATCGCAAAAGGAAAGGCGTTTGCAAACTTTCAGCGACCGGCAATTGCGCGACTCGGGGCTGACTTCGGAAGACGTTGAAATCGAATTCGAAAAAGACAACGCCACTCACCGCCGCCCGGCATTTATGAGCGGCACCCGCGACCAATACGGCAAATATACAGTTGGCGGTTCGGCGGATGATATGCTGATATATTACCACGATTTGGACGGCAACCCCGTTATGTACAAGCCCGAGAAAAGCACAAAGATGTTCGAGCTTGTACGGGTGCGCTGGCAGAACCCCGAGCAGCATCTCGACAAACAGGGCCGCCCAATAAAATACCAAAGCCCCAGCGGCAGCGGAACACACATTTACATTCCGCAAAAAATACGCGAGTACTTTAAATACCGCAAAAAAATAACCCGCCTATTTATACAGGAAGGCGAAAAAAAGGCCGAGAAATGTTGCAAACACGGTATCATGAGTATCGGCGTGATGGGCATTCAGAACATTGGCCGAAAAGACAAAAGCCTCCCTCCGGAAGTGCAATTGATTATTCAGGCCTGTGAGGTTGACGAGGTTGTTTTTATGCTGGATTCGGATTGGGACAACCTTTCGGACGGGTTGAAAAACGGCGACCATATCGACCAACGTCCGCAGTCGTTTTTCTACGCCGTTAAAAATTACAAAGAGTATATGCAAACCCTTGTCAACGTTGGTGTGAGCGTTGAAATTTGGTTTGGGCATGTTGCGGCCAACGAAAAAAACCTGAAAGGCATTGACGATTTGATGCACGGCAGTTTTTTTGGTACCGAAAAAGAGTTAGTGGCCGATATCGACTACGCCATGCACGAAAAACAGGGCGCAGGGCAGCACGTGCAGATGTACAAAATTACCACAATGAACGACCAGCAATTGGCCGACCTGTGGTTACTGAACGACCCGGTAGAATTCGCCAAAAAACACCGCTCACAAATTGGCGAGCTAAAGGAGTTTTTCCTGAAAAAATTTAAGCGCCGGTTTAACGATGACGGCGATTTGGAACTGGCGGAAAAGCTGATGCCGGGCGAACAGTACTGGGACCTGCAAACAAAACAATCGCGCACAGGGCAAGAGCGCGAGGAGATTCATTTTCATTACCGCCGCTGCTTTAATTTCCTACGCAACCGGGGTTTTCACCGCACACAAATGAAATCGGGCGCGTGGGATTTTATCCAGGTCAAAAACCGCGTGGTGCATAAGGTTGACAACTACGCAATGAAAGATTTTGTTACCGAATTTACCGAGGAAATAAAGGAATTTGACGTGTTGGAAATGCTATACCGTGGCGGTCCGCAATACCTTGGCCACGAAAAACTGAGCAACCTCAAGTTTTTTCAGCCCAATATCGAAAAAGCCGGAAAGGACAGCCAGTGCCTATTTTTCAACGAAAAGCTGTGGGAGATTTCAGCCGAAGGAATCAAGGAAATGAGCTATGCAGAGTTCAGGAATTATATATGGGAAGACAAAATTATCGATGCAAAAGTGAACGCACTGAAACCGCTGTTGACGGTTACGCAGATGAACGACGAGCTTCGCCCATTGGTGGCCGAAGAGTACAGGCACATCGAGAACCGGGAGTTCTTTGTTGATATTTCGCCCGAAGGCGAACAGTGCCAGTTCCTCCGCTTTTTGCGCAACACGAGCAATTTCACTTGGAAACAGGAACGGAAGTTCAGGAAAACAGGGATGGAAGAAGATGCGCCATCGCTGGAAGAGCAATTCATGAACAATAGGCACCTGATCAACAAGCTCACGGCAATCGGCTACCTGTTGCACGACTACAAAAATGCCAGCGAACTGAAAGCCGTGGTGGCCATGGACGGGCGGATTAGCGAGGTAGGCGCAAGCAACGGGCGCACCGGGAAAAGCTTGATTGGTGCAGCCATCGAGCAGGTAATCCCGCAGGAATACATTGACGCGAAAAATAAAAAAATAACCGAAGACCAGTTCCTTTTTTCGGACGTGAGCGAAAAAACGATGAATATTTTTTTGGATGACATGCGTGCCAATATTGATTTTGAACATTTTTTCACGCTGATAACCGGCAAGCTGAAAGTTAACGTGAAGGGCGGCGCACGGTTCAGCCTCGACCAAGCCGATACGCCCAAGCTGCTTTGCACCACCAACCACGCCATCAACGGCGAGGGTGCAAGCTTCAGGGACCGCCAGGCATTCATGGTTTTCAGCGACTGGTACAACGACGAACACAAGCCTATCGACGATTTTGGCGTGAATTTTTTCTCGGAGTGGGAGCAAACACAGTGGAACTTATTTTTCAACCTCATGGCCACCTGCCTGCAGTTGTACTTCCAAAGCATCCGCGACGAGTGGCAGGGAAAAAACAAAGGCATAGTTGAGCCGCCGATGGAAGGGATTGAAAAACGGAGGTTGCGCCAGCAAATTGGCGAGGACTTTATGCAGTGGGCTGATGTGAAGTTTGCTTGCAACCCCGACGGCACTCCCGTTGACGAGTTCAGCGCGCTGAACAATCGAGAAGCCAGGGGCGAATTGTGGAGCGACTTTGCAAAAGAAAAATCGCACGCCCTACGCTATGTGAGCACCACCAATTTCAAAACCCGAATGAAAAACTATTGCAAATACAAAGGCTTTCATTTCAACCCCAACAAGGCAAACAAGGACGGCATAGACTACGGCGAGTTTAGAAAGAACCACCCGGACAGGATGTTCGACGGAATAGACGACAAAAGCGGCGGTATTGAATATTTCACAATTGCCAGCCCGGTGTGGAACGTGGCTGAATTTTAAATAACATAATGAAAGCCGCGACAATCGAATATAAACAAAAGGTTTGGCAGTTTCTGGATAAAATGAAACCTGGGGACCGCAAAAAGATTAGCATGATTTGCGAACCGGATAACACGGACAGGTTTATGGCAAGCATCAAAGAATGGATGCACGGGAAACCGTTTCAGGGCTATATCAGTTTTAATAAAGATTACACGGAATTTTATAAAACAGACGAAATAACTTTTAAAAAATAATCATTCACTTAAAAATTAAAACAAATGGGAAACATTTCAGCAAAAATCAATTTGCGACAACTACAGAGCGCAGTGCGCACAATGAAAGGAAAATCGGGGGACATTAAATGCCTTGTAATCCCGATTGCGGCCAATAACCTTGTGGAAGGCGAAAAAGGGGTTTACCTCGATTTAATAGCCTTCGAGCTTAAAGAGAAAATTGGCGACCGCAAGGATACGCACATCGTTAAACAAAGCCTACCAAAAGAGGTGATGGAAAAAATGAGCGACGAACAGAAACACGCTATGCCGATTTTGGGCAACATGGTTCAATGGGGCTTCCAGGAACCGGCACCAAACAATGTGGAGGTTGGCGAAATCAGTGCAGATGGTTCGGATGGGGATTTGCCGTTTTAAATGACAGATAACAGAAAGGTATAAAAGCAGTAACGATATGGAAGCACAAATGTTAGAAATACTAAATGCAGTTCAAGATGGAACAAAAAGCCCAACACAAGCACAAAGCGAGTTATTGCTTTTATACAGTGTTATGGCATGTGCTACTCCTTTACTTGAACATTTGGAATACAAAGATGATACAACGTTTCAAGGTGAGTGGTTGCACAAATATACGAAGAAGCGGTATTATTCAACTGAACTTATAGGCAAATATGGTTATGATGCTGATGATGTCATTAAGCATTTGCCATAACGGTTGGTATATGAAACGAAGCGGCGCAAACCGATAAATTTGATTAAATGAACGTCAGTAATTTTTATATTTTTTTTAGGAGGGATTTTTTATGATTCAATTATTTAACGAGTGTTGTTTAGAAACAATGAAGCGGATTCCTGATGGAAGTATTGATTTAATGCTTACTGACCCGCCGTATGGAACAACTAATTTAGAGTGGGATATTGCGCCAAATATGTCTGAAATGTGGTTAGAATGGGAACGGATTTTAAAACCCAACGGAGCATGGATATTTACAGCCCAGCAACCGTTTGCAACAGATATAATAATATCAAGACGGGGCTTTTTTAGATATGAAATTATATGGGAAAAAACCCAAAAATTAGGTTTTGTAAATGCAAATAAAATGCCACTAAGACAACATGAAAACGTGTTGGTTTTTTATCGCTCCCTGCCAACCTACAACCCTCAATTCTATCAATATGATAAGAGCATTTCATTAGGTAACACCCGAAAACAAAAGAAAAATAGATATGATGGATATTCAGGGATTAATAATGGTTCCGAATATACTGATTCAGGTAAAAGATACCCAGGTTCAGTCGTAAAATTTAGTAATTGGAATGGAACATTATTTGGAAAATCCACTAAAGGAAATTTTCATCCGACACAAAAACCAGTTGATTTGTTTAGATACCTAATTCAAACATTTTCAAACGAAGGAGATACCGTTTTTGACGGCTATGCAGGAAGCGCAACAACTGCAATTGCCTGCATAAACGAGAAAAGAAACTTTATAGGAAGTGAATTGAATAAAGAATATTTTGAAAAGGCTGCTCAACGAATTAAGGTAGAACAGATGCAAACAACGCTGTTCTGAAATCCAAAGCGCGGGTCGCGCAGGCAAAAAAAATATAAAAATGTGCAAGATGCACGACATTAACATTGAAACTGAAAACCAGCTTTGTTTTATATACATTGTTACCTGCTGGCGTTCAGTAAAATTGAAACTGAAACTTTGCAATCCGCCTTAAACTTCAATTTTACCGCTTGCAGGTAACGTGCCGCAGCTATGTTTGGTTGCGGAATACGAAGCAACACTTTGTCAATTTAGTATAAACTTTAATACGAGCAAAAATGAATGATTTACCACAAAACCCGCAATCAAATATAGGTGCTGTTATGCGTAGTACGGTATTAGATGAACAATGCCCGACTAATGACTATAAGCAAGGACAGCCACAAGGTAAATGTTGGGGGGATGGGCATTATGAATGCAAAAACTGTGAGCATTACAGAGAAGATTTTAAACGGCTTGGACAGGACTATATTGATTTTGCCCATCAGATTCAAGGGCAGGTGCATTTTACTACAATGTAGTATTACGCATAACGGCTTGCAGCCTTATTTCAGTGCGGGCGAAAATAGCACTGAACAACATTAAAAGCACAAATTTATGAATATAGAAAAATTGTCAAATGAAGCTGAAAACCCCGCATTGAATAAGGGTGCTGTTAGGCGTAGTTATTCATTCAAAGCGTGGAAGATGAAAATTTGGTTTCGTTTATTCGCAATGTTTGATGTGCTATTTGCCGAAAAATTTGAATTAACAACTTGGAATAAAAAAGGTGTACAGAAAGCGAAACAAAAATTCTGGAAAACGGAAATTGATAATGCTGGGCGCAGGGGTCTTTTATAATTACGCCTAACTACTATATGTAGAAATAACTTGTAATGAATTAATAACTAAATATTTACATTATGAATATCGGAAGGTACGTTAAAATGTATTCCGAAGATTTGCGGTTTGCAAACTATGCGGGAAACACAATCAAGAATTATTGCGCCCAGGTTGAACTTTTTCTTAAATATTTCAATGAAAAAGCAACAAAACCAAGTGAAATAAACGAGAAGCAAATCAAGGACTGGCTGATGCTGTCGAAAACTACCAACAGCATGAAGCACCGGATTTCGGCGGTTAAGCTTTTTTATGAATTTACAGGAAAACAACCGCTGAAATTCAAATACATCAAATACCCGCGTTCCGAGAAGCACTTGCCGAAAGTGATTGACGGCGATTTTTTGCGCGACAGGATTTCAAAGATTAAAAACATCAAGCACAAAGCAATCATCATGTTAGCTTACTCAGTAGGCCTGCGGGTTAGCGAGGTAATCAATTTAAAAATTGCCGATATAGATTCTGCCCGGATGATCCTTACAATTCGCCAGGCTAAAGGGATGAAAGACCGTGTTGTTCCTTTGTCGCCCAACGTGCTTACCTGCTTGCGCGAATATTATAAGGAGGATAAACCAAAGGAATACTTGTTCAATGGCCAATTCAGCCCCAAATACTCGCCAACGAGCTGCAACCAGATAGTGAAGAAGTACCTGGGAGAAAGTTATCATTTCCACCTGCTGCGGCATTCATCGTTCACTTCGATGCTGGAGGCCGGGACTGATTTGCGCATCATCCAAAAGATTGCGGGCCACAAAAACAGCAAAACCACAGAAATCTATACACACGTGTCCACAGCTTTGCTGCACAGGGTTGCATTGCCGGTGTGAATTACAATCGGCAAATAACATTTCAATTCTTCAACAACAGCGGCCAGTGCAGCCGCTGTTGTTGTTATGCACACAATAAAAGATATTAATATCTCAATGATTTTTCAATTTTGCGCTTCCCCCCTCCATTATTATTGCAAATAGTGCATTTGTACCGAAATCGACCAAAATAAAAATGTAACAAGTTGATTTTGAATATAGTATATATATTTCTTTCTTTTTTACATTACTTTTTTTGAAACAAGACCATGTTAAAAATAGTATTTGAAGTTGTGCTTTTGTACGTACTTTTTTTAATCGCTGAAAATCAACATATTGCACCGTACTTTTTGCGCACTATTTCGTACTAATTGTACTTAGTACGCACGAAATTTTTAGAAGTGTTGAAAATCAATGTTTTATGAATTTTCCGTACTTTTGCACGGCTGCACGAATAAAAAAGGGTTTTTTACAAGGGGGTAGTTTAAGTTTGTGGGTAAAAACCACGGGGGAAGCGCAATTTTTAGCAGGTTTTTATGCCAGCTTTACTATATTTGTGCCAGTTGTATTGGGCTTGTTAACATAGCCTATATGAAAGTGACGCCAAAAATCGACCTCGAAACAAAACCCCGGATTACCATCGAAAAACAGCCAACAGTTACAGTTGAATTGCACCCCGTATTGGAAGCGTATTGCCGTTATGTGTTTAAAACCCCGCCAAAACAAGATTTCATAGTTATCGACCGCCGGCACATTATTGGCAAAGCCATTAACGGGCTGGTTGAAAAAACGAACGAAAAACCTAAAGAATGCCGCTGTACCAAAAGTTTTGCAAACCCGGTAGTTTTTACGGTACCCGAAACAAAGCTCAACCAGTATTCGCTAACCACCAACTTCGTGTATATGAATGCCGAAGAGAACGAGGCTTTTTCCGACCGCGTTGAAGTTGAATATTCGGGTTGGGTATCGGGACTGTTCAAAGATGGCCGTGCAATGAACCTGGATCAGTTGGGTATTATTGAAGTTGCGCTCGACCTGCTGAATGTGCGGATGAACGCGGTTAATTTCGACTATGTGAAGAAATATGACTACCGGATGCGCAAGAGCGAAGTGCGGATGCGAACAAAAACCATCCTAAAACAAAGATTATTAGTTAGTTAAAATATTTATCGGAGTTTCAGCACAAAAACGTGATTTAAGTCCGAAAAAACCAACCATAAAAACATAAAAAGGCGATGAATAAAGCAAGCGTATTGAAATTTGAATACAGGATTTTGCCCAGCGGCGAATTTGTTGAATTGCCATTTACGGGATTTTCTGGCACCATATCAAAAAAAATCGATGAAACTGTTGCCGGGGATGTGCACGGAACTACGGTTGAGCTTAGAAAAGCGAAAATAGAACCTGCAACAATGGATTTATTGGATGGGATTTTGGGGCGGAAACTGCAATGCCGGGTTACCGATGGTAACGAATATGTGCATTTGTTTGGTACCGACAATTACCCGGCGCGGTTGAAATATGGATATTCCGTTGACGGCACTCCCGGCGGTTGGAACGGATATGAGGTTTTGGTGGCCCACAAATCGCCAAGCAGCTATGTAATTACCTAATTTACCAGTCCTTTGTTTGCCCCCCGTGCTGTTGTAGCATTGTATATATAATGTACAAAGCGCAATGGCAAAAAAAATAATAGTAGTTGACGGCTATATCGGCCCCTACCAATTTTCGAAACAATACATCCGCAACGAGCTGTCGGGAAACACAAAAAACCCGGTTACCGTTCAAATTTCAAGTTTGGGCGGAAATGTTGATCATGCCTTGAACATTCACGATCAATTTGCAGAACACGGAAACGTAACTGCCGAATTATCGGCATTTGTGGCCAGCAGCGCAACATTGATTGCGCTTGGTGCCAAAGAGGTGCGGATGAATGAAAATTCATTTTATCTGATTCATAAACCCATGAACTGGGTTGATGCCTGGGGAAGCATGAACGAAGATGACATTGAAGCGATGATTGCCAAATTGGAGAAATCGAAACAAGAACTGGCAAAAATAACGCTCCAGTTGGCAAAAATGTATGTGAAAAAAACAGGCAAATCCCTGAACGCCATACTCGACCTGATGAAAGAGGAAACTTGGTTGACGGCAGAAGAAGCCAAAGAATGGGGTTTTATTGATGAAATATATGCGGCTGAAGAAACCCAAAACTTTCTGGACACAAAAATGGTGGCCATGATTACCGCCAGCGGATACCCCATACCAACACGAATTACCAATTCATTTAATATTAATAAGATGGCTGAAAAGAAAGACGAAAAACAATTGACATTTAAGTCGGAAGATGAACTGAAGGCTTATATGAAAAAAACTTTCGGATTTGAGCCGACAGCGGAAAAAGAGGAAACAACCACCGGGCAGGAATTCAACGTCAGCGACGAAAATTCATTTAAAGCCTGGTTCAAAAATGCCTTCGGACTTTCGCCAAAGCAAAAAACCGAAAAGGAAACCGAAAATTCAACGGAAGTTGAAGCACTCAAAAATCAGGTAACAGCAAAAGAAAAAGAAATTGCCGACCTGAAAATCGAAAACGAGAAACTGGGCAAAAAACCAGGTGCTACAACGGCAACTGCCGAAATTGAAACCGATGATCTGGGAGCTGGCGACGGCGAACCGAAACCGGCTGAGAACTTGTTTGAGGCATTGAACGCAATTGCGAAAATGTACAACTAATCTGCAAACACAAAAAAAATTATAATTATGGCATTTGACATTAATCAAGCATTGATTGACGCAGGCACCAAGTACAAAAAGGAATTGCTTGCCATGCCCGTTTTCGAGTTAACGAAATTGAAACCCTATTTCAATATCCGCACCGGAATCCAGGGCAAAGTGATAGGCGGCCTACTGGCAGTTGATGCCGGGTTGCGCCCCTACAAAACCGCAAAAGGCGCTACCGATGGTATCGCTATAACTCCCTACGAGTGGGAAACATTCTTGGGCGACGAAGTAAAAGAATTCGACCCCCACGCTATTTTGGGATCGCTTTACACCGAGCTGACTTCGAAAGGAGTGAAGGAGTATGAATTTGTGAAACGTGTGGCCATGGAAATGGCAAAGAAAATTGGCGAAAGTTTGCACAACAACCTTTTCAGTGCAACACGCAACGCTGCAGGAACTACAACCGCCGATTTGTTCAACGGTTTCAACACGCTTGTAGCTGCAGCAGTAACAGGCGGAAGCATGAGCGCATTGAAAGGCAATTACCAGGATATTTCTGGTGTGGTTTCAACTGTTGACAACATTGGCGACCAATTGAAAGCAGCTTGGAGGAATTTGGACCCGCACCTGAAGCAACAAAAAGTGCAATTGAAATTGCCGGTTTCGATGATTGAAATGTATGAAGACTGGTATAAAGTTGAAAACGGCAACCAGCCTTGGAAAGATGACGCCCCTCACAAATTCCTTATCGGCTCGCACGGTAATTGCGAATTTGTACCGCTCTATAACATGGAAAGTGGCAACTTGATGCACTTCTCCATCAAAGAAAACATGAACATGGGTTTTGACCAAGAATCGGACGTGGAAGATTTGAAGATCCGCGAATGCGACAACCCAAAATTGGTTCAGTTTTTTATGAAAGCTTATTTCGGCGTAGGTTTCGAAACCGTGCAGAAAGAGTACATGTGCTCAGTGAAATTCGCGAAAGCTTAATCTGAAAAATTATGGCAGGAATATTTGAGAATATATTGTGGGCCGACGGGAAAATAAACCCGTCGGGCATACACACCGAAATCATGTTTGCGCCAAAAAGCTCAATTTCGACTTTCCCCGAAATTGCGGCGGCACCGGCAACGGCGGGCGAAAATGTGAGTTTCGATGGCGATTTTGGAATGGTGGCCACAAAAACGTTCAAACGCCTTTACTCTACCCAGGGCAAAGGAAAAGTTGAGTTTGAGGCCATGGGCGAAAAGGACTGTAAAATGTTCACGAACAAAGGCATGTTCAGTTTCCCGGACATCAACGACGAAGGGAAAAGTATGGCAAAAAGTTGCGTTAACGCCAACATGGTTTATGTTGTTCGGCTGCCACACGAAAGCGAAAAACGCTATGTGGTGCTTGGCGATTTGTATTGGGACACCACCACCAGCGTGAAAGGCGACAGTGGCGATGCGCCGGGTTCGGCAAAAGGGATAACCATTGAGGTGGAAGCCCCTGCAACTACACCGCTGCCCAATTACACGGGAATAATTGTTTTGGACAATGGAACGCTTGACTGCGCCACCGGCGTATTCACACCAACCCCATAGGATTGACTTGAAGTGAAAACAAGCCCTGCTCCGGTTAATGGGGCAGGGTTTTTTAATTTTAGCAAAATGGAAAATAAAAAAATACATTCGGAAAACGAACGGGCAGAAATACGGGCCTGGTTAAAATCGGAACAAGATTTTGACGAAGGGTATGAACTGTTTGTGAGGTTCAGCCATAACCGTGCGCTGGCGTTGCAGTTGGCAAGAATCAGGCGGTTGAGCAAATTGGTTTACGAACTTGAAAAAATAGCCGATAGGCCATTCATCAAGGAAAGCCCGGTGATGCCAATAAAATCGATAATCAGGGCTGGCAAACGGCACGGCGAACATGTTGAAGTGGCGGAAATGGCCGATGGTGCTGAAAAGAAGTTGGTCATCATATCAGAAAAAGTGGATTACAACGAGCTGCCTGAAAATTTGAAAAAGCTGTATGACGAAAATACTGAAGCATACAAGCTGATGCGTGCTGTTCACGAAAAAATGAAGCAGGCACAAAAGGATGGCGAGCGGGCAGAACTGCGGGCGCAATTGATTGTGTTTGATGACCGGATTGCCAATAACTGGCAAGAACTGGACAGTTGGTCCACGGACAAAGAAGCCTATGAAGCACGGCGATTGGCAGAAATACAAGGTTATGGAAATAGCAACACTGGTGGCGAAGATTTGCCGGAAATTACCGACCCCAACGAAATTGCCAAAGATTTGAACGCTTGCCGCAGCTTTATTTCGCGCAACTTGAAAAATGTGGCCAAATTGGAAGGGGAGAAAAAAGAAAAGCTGCTTAAAAAACTTGCCGAAAGAGTGGCGACCTTGCAAAAACACAAAGCCGATATTTCGGGAGCCACAAAAGCAAATTTGGTAGAACTGGGATTGCTGGATGAAGATAGCGGAAACCAATAGCGGAATTGGCTGGTATTTGAACAACGAAACACAATCGCACAACGTATTCGATTACCTATTGGAAAAATGCAATGGAGCTGACAGGATTATTGTCAGCTCTTTTGCAATTACGGAAGCTTATGTGAGGCGAATAATACGCAACCGGCACAGGATAGCCGAAATTGAACTGCTGCTTGATTTTACAATTGCCAGCCGCAACCCACGGGTTACCAACTATGCCGCCAACAATGTGGACAGGTTGTTTTTGACAAACAACCACGCCAAATTTATTTACATTGAAAAAGGCGACGAAAAATATGTGGCCGGCATGAGCAACAATGCCACCAACAACCACAGGTTCGAGTTTGGGTATATCCTTTCTGATCCGGAATTGATTTCGGATTTTGCAATTGCAATTGAAGAAATGAAAAAGCATAGTGTGTTGTTTGGATGAAAATAGACGAAAAAGTTTTGGCACAGGTAAAGGAATATGCAGGGCTATTTTTCACTGTGGATGAAATTTCCATTTTGCTGGATTTGGATTTTGTTGAGTTCCGCAGGGAAATACGGGGGCGGAAAACACCGTTGGCAAAAGCCTACCTGAAGGGGAAATTGGAAAGCCTTGCCGAAATACGGAAATTGACTGTTGAGTTCGCGAAAAAAGGCAGCCCACAGGCGGAAGGGTTCGTGAAGGAGTGTTTGGAAAAAATGGAGGGGAAAGAATAGTTGAAAGTTTAATGTTGAAAGTTTAAAGTAAAAAATGCCAAGGAAACCGGCTTTAGATAAGTACCATGATGTGTTGTTCAAGGATTTGGATGAAATTGAACACTTGACACCTGCCGAACGGAAGCAGTTGACACGCTACCGGCTTGCTTTTTCCGAAAGCCTTGAAAACCCGACTTTGCCGGATACCGAATTGCGCGACTTGTTGATGAACAGTTTTGGAATCAGCGCGACACAGGCTTATATCGATATTCAGAATGTGCGGATTTTGTTGGGAAACGTGCGCAATGCCGGAAAGGAGTGGGTGCGCTATTTGGTTAACGAAACCCTGAAAAAAGCCATTGAGGACGCAAAAGAACTGGGGCCAAAAGGGATTAAGCTGGTAATTATGGCCGCCAATACCCTGGGGAAATACAACATGTTGGACAGGGAAGATGCTGCGGAACTACCGTGGGAAGATATTATTCCACAAACCATAGAACCGACATCGGACCCAACTGTGATAGGCGGCAAAAAACTGGCCAACAAAGAGGAAGAAATCAGGAAAATGTATGAAAAATACAAAGGCGAAATTGAAATAGAATTTACCGATTACGAGGAAATTGGCAATGAGCGAAAGTAAGAAGATATATTTTACTGATCCTCAATTGGAATTCCGCTACACGGCGGCGCACACCAGCGTGATAGTGGCCGGCAGGCGGTTTGGGAAAACGCACGGCTTGGCGGCTCCCTGGTTGTTGCGGAACGTGCAGCACATGCCGCGAAGTTCGGGCGGGATTGTTGGGCCATCATTTCAAAGGTTGTTGACGCAAACACTCCCGGGAACATTTTACGCGCTCGAAGAAATGGGGTACCAACGCAACTTGCATTTTTATGTGGGGCACAAACCGCCAAAATCGGCGGGTTTCAAAAAGCCGGTGCGCGAACCTGCCAGCTATGACAGGGTTGTGAGCTGGTACAACGGCTCGTTGGATTACTTGATTTCGCAGGATATTCCGGGAACATCGAACTCGCTTACGCTTCAATATATTTTGGGCGATGAATCGAAATATTTGGATTTCGACAAATTAAAAGATGAAACGTTCCCTGCCAACGGTGGGTTCAAAGGCCCGTGGGCAAATTGCCCTTGGTTAAACTCGATGCTTTTCATGGGCGACATGCCGACCACAAAAAAAGGGAGTTGGTTTTTGAATTTCAGGGAAAAAATGGACGTGGAACTGATTAACACGATTCAATGGTTGGTGAAGGAAATTTACGACTTGACCCAAAAACCGCAAACCACCTACGCGGTTAAAATGCTGGCATACTACCGGAAACGGTTGGCGGAGTTCCGGAGTGTGGCGGTTTACTATCGCGAGTGGAGTTCGATAGAGAATATTGAATTACTGGGGAAAAAATACATAGCGCAAATGAA